ATAAGGCGATAACGGTTTGATACTCACCGACGCGGTTTTTGTGTTTGGCCAGCATGGCGTACAGCTTGGATTGCACCGGCGGCGCCAGTGACATCTGTTCGCTATCCACTGCAGCCACCCAGGCATCAAGATACGGACTGGCTGACTGGTCGGCCTTTAACATGGCGTTAGCCCAGTCATACATCGCATCGGATACAAAGGTCTGCAGATCCCGGTCGAATTTGGTCGGGGTGTGCTGGTTTTGCTTGATCAGCACTAACGCCAAATCTAAACCGCGCTCGATGTCCAGCGTATCAAACAGCCAGATACACACCCGCACGGCAATGTCGTTCGGGTAGTTGTCGCCGTTGTCGATGTAGGCTTTCACAAACGGCCAATAGGTCGCCAACATGGCGGCTTTGGCTTTGGCCTTTTCCACCACGTCTTTCAGCACGGCCAAACTCGCCAAGTCGGCAGACATGGCGGCTTGGTAGTGTTCCAGGGTTTGCAGTTCAGCCGGCGTTGCTGCCGGCGTTTTGGTTTTTATTTCTGGATCATCAAACAAATAAGGATTGAAGCCGGTTTCCTCGGCTTCTGCCATTTGCAACGCTTTAATGTCGGCTAATCTACCCATGACTATTTGAAGGTAATGTTTTCTAACAATGCCGTACCCTTCTCTTCCTCGACGACATACCCCAAATTCATGCTGTTAAAATCTTCAACCTGATTTTTCTTTGGGTTATCGGTCATGATTCTGCGAACGCTGGAATCCTGATAATAAATAGACAAGTTTTCGCGGGCAGTAATCAGCATGGTGCTGTCAGGGAAAAACGGCACGTAGCTGGTTTTTTTGCCGGCATACTCACCCAGTATTTGCGCACTGATGGCTGATTTTTTCTGGGTATCGTTGCTGATCGCGTCGTAATACAGCTCTTTTTGATAATCCAGAATGTTTTTGCCGACAAATACTTCGATACGTGGATCGTCACGCAGCCAAACCGGGATTAATTGCAGGGCTTCGTTCACTAGCGAGTCAAGTGATCCAAAGCCGCCAATCGCTTTGTTGGTTTCACCCAGGGTTAAAGCGGTCGCGCCGCCTTTGGCACCGCCTAATACCCTTTGAGAACCGGCGTTGTATTCACGAATTTTTTGCAGCCAGCCTTTGTTTAAATCTTGCAGATTGGGATTGGATACCAAGTTGGTTGCTGTCGCTGCGCTGGTACCGGTCCAGCCGGTTTGCAGCATGTCATTTGCAATGGCTTTTCTGACCAATGATTGCCAGCGTGCGGCAAAATCAGGATGCGCGGCCCAGGCATCAATCAATGCATACTGCAATGCCACGTCAAATTCGGTGGCAAACAGTTCATACACGTTTGACGCACTATCTAACAGCCTTTTGGCAGACCGTTCGCCGGATCCGGATGTGTCTGTTCTGGACGCCACGCGGCCAGTCAAATAAAGACCAACCTTGTCGCCTTTGGTGTTTTGAACGCCTTGCATGTTGATGGTGCTAAGGAATCCATCGCCCAACTCAATCAGAACTTCAAACAATCGTTGTGCTATGGATGGGGTGGCCGCAAACTGCATGCTGCCTGCTGGTGCACCGTATGAGCTGGCTACGTGTGCAAAATGTTGATCAAGCGCCGCACGTCCTTGGTTGCTTAAAATATGAGACATCAGTGTTCTCCGGTTAAATATAGTGCTTGTTGTCGTCGTTAGCGCCAAAATGCTCGCCGCTATCGGTGCCAGGGTGTTCTTTCAATGCATCGTCCAGCTTGGCTGCCAAGGCATCAAACTTGGCGGTTAATTCAGTAACCGCGTCACCTGCTGGGCTATTAGCTGCTGCTGGTGCAGGATTGGCACTAAATTTGGCTTCTAACGCATCCAGTCTGGCAATCAATGCGCTGAACTGGTCTTCTGTCTTGTCTGCCGGTTTATCGGTTTCGGGTTGTGCGGGTAATTTGGACAGCATCTCCTTGACTGCCGCCAACTCCGTTTTTAGTGCTTCTAAAGCGGCTTTGTCTGCCATCTCTGCATCCTCTGGTTGATTGGTAAATAAAGATTTGATTTGATCCAGCAGGGTTGATGGCTGCTGCTCGGTAAAAGTTTTGGTTTCAGATTCGATGAATCCAGACAGGACCATCCCAGCCGCTTCGGCGTGTTTATTGAATTTAATCTCACTGGTACCCAGGCTGGCCGGTTCATCGGTCGCCCCCAGGCCGGTCAGATAGGCTTTGCCGGATTTGGCAAAGTCAAAGGTGATTTCCATGCTGGTAAACAGCCTGCGGTCGAACTTGTTGTCGGCTTGATACGACATATTGGGCGCTAACACAGCCCACAATTCTCGGCGGCCATCGACTCCCGTTGTGGCTTTAAGCGCTTCTACAGAGCCGTAATTCATGTAGCGCATGTGGTCAGGCCAGATCAACGCCTTAAACGTTTTTTCAGGATCGTAGGTTTCTGCCATTTCATCGATCCATGACGGATCAACCACGCGGCCATCGGATGTAGGTCCAGAAACGCCAATGCGTTTGAAATCTGTCTGTAAGACTCTGCCTGCCATGTTTCACTCTAAATCGGGTGGAATTGACGCACAGATTAACGCTTTGCACCGCTGCTGCAATACCGGCCTTTCCTACCTGTACCTATAAGCTAACTATAGGAATTTTAAGCAAATGTTGCGGGCGTTTTGCGTTTTTAAACACCTGATAATGAGTGTAAACCCATTTCAGGAAAACCATGAAGCATTCGCCATCCATCAAAATGTTGGCTCGTCAGCATTACGTCAAGGGCATGACCTTAAAAGACGTGGCCAAACGGACCGGCATTGCCCAGCGCACGCTCGAGCGTTGGTCATCGACTGAGCAATGGCGCGCCAACTACACCTCACCCGATGAACTGGTAGAAATGACCCTGGCACGGCGCATCAATGCCCTGGCAGAACTGGACGAAAAAACACCGGACGAGTTGAGCGAACTGGTGAGGCTGGTGGAAACCTTCGGCAAGTTGCAGAAGGATTTGAAGGTGGCGCAAAAGATCGGCGCAGAAACCGAAGCCATCCAGCTCAACAAACGACTCTATGCCCAGGCTATGGGCAGCCACACGTGGACCACCGACAAACCGCAAGAAGAAGGCACGGCCAAAGCGCCCAAAGAAAAAAAAGCCGGTCGGGAAAAGAAAATTAAAAACGACGTGTCCGGCATCACCGAACAACTGCTGGATGACGTGCGCAACCAGCTGTTTTACGACTACCAAAAAACTTGGTGGGAACACCGCAACGACCGCACCCGCATCATCTTAAAAAGTCGGCAGATCGGCGCCACGTTTTACTTTGCGTGGGAGGCATTTAATAAAGCCATCGTCACCGGCAAAAACCAAATATTCCTGTCAGCCAGCCGGGACCAGGCGGAAGTCTTCAAGGCTTACATTATCGCCTTTGCGCTGCAGCATTTTGAGCTGGAGCTGAAAGGCACCACGGTTATTTTGCTAAGCAACGGCGCGGAACTGCGGTTTTTATCCACCAACAGCAATACCGCGCAGTCGTACCACGGCGATTTATACATCGACGAGTTTTTCTGGATCCCCAAGTTCAAGAAACTGCGCAAAGTGGCCAGCGGTATGGCGGCGCACAAGCAATGGACCACCACCTTATTCAGCACACCCTCAGCCACCAGCCACGAAGCCTACAGCGAATGGTCTGGCGAGGACTTTAACAAAGGCAAGCCAGACGACAAGCGCATCGAGTTTGACGTCTCGCACAAAACCCTGAAAGACGGGTTTTACGGTCCTGATAAGAAGTGGCGGCACATGGTCACGGTCAAAGACGCGGAGGCGCAGGGCTGTGATTTGTTTGACATCGATGAGTTGCAGATCGAATACAGCGAAGACGATTTCGCCAATCTGTTCATGTGCAAGTTTATCGACGACAGCCAATCGGTATTCAGTTTGCAAAAACTGTTGGATTGCACGGTGGACGCTGACCGCTGGAAAGACTACCAAACCGATGCCGAGCGGCCCTTTGCCAATAAACCGGTGTCATTAGGCTATGACCCCAGCCGGGTACGCGATAACGCCTCCCTGGCTGTGATGGCCGTGCCGTTAAATGCCCGCGACAAATGGCGGGCACTGCTGACTAAGAGCTACCACGGTCAAAACTTTGCCTACCAAGCCAACCGCATCCAGGAAGTGATCGACGCGCATAACGTGGTGCATCTGGGCATTGATACCACCGGCATCGGTTACGGCGTCTATGAAAAGGTGATTGATTTTTACCCCAACGCCACGCCGATCCATTACAGCATGGACATGAAAAACCAGCTGGTAATTAAAGCCCTCGATGTCATAAACACCGGGCGCTTTGAATACCTGGCCGGCGATAACGAAATCACCCGCGCGTTTTTAATGATCAGCAAAACCACCACCAACAGCGGGCAGATCACTTACGCATCCAGCCGCAGCGTAGAAAGTGGTCATGCTGATATTGCGTGGTCGATTATGCACGCACTGATTTATGAACCGATCAACAACGATGGCCGTAAAACCACGGTCACCTTTAGCAGCTGACGGTATAAGCATGGACATCGAGCACATCAACCAGCAAGACCAGCTTTGTCGCAAAACCATAGACGAGCTGGAAAAAACCATCATGTTTTTGGCCATGTGTATGCAACGCATGGTCGAACGTCGCGCTTATCTACATGCAGAACGCAAAAAACTTAAACAACAGGAACCCTTATGACTGCAGATACCTTATTCACTGCTGACGATGCCGCAGACAGCCCGCAAACCGGCAAGCCATTAATCTTTAGCTTTGGCGACCCGGAACCGGTTTTGAATAACAACCTGACGGATTATCTGGGGGTTTTTACCGATATCGGCGGCGATTATTACCGGCCACCGGTGGATTTAGTCGGCCTGGCGAATTTAATGAACGCCAATGCTTACCACGGGCCCATTCTGCATTTTAAAAAGAACATGCTCTCCAAATGGTTTTCGCCCACGCCATTGCTGTCATCGCTGGATTTTAAACGCGCTGCGCTGGATTACGTGGTGACCGGCAATGCTTACCTGCAAAAGTTTTACAACCGGCTGGGCCAAGTGGTGCGCCTGGCCTGGTTGCCGGCATTAAGTATGCGCCCGCATAAAACCCCCGGCGTGTACATCAAACTGACCAACAGCACGGATAACGCCGGACTCAGCTTAAATTACATAACATTTGCAGCCAATGAAGTCATCCATTTAAAAGAGCCGGACATTAAGCAAAGTCTATTTGGCATGCCGCAATATTTAGGTGGGATTCAATCGGTACTGCTCAGCGAAGACGCCAGCCTGTTTCGTCGCAAATACTTCATCAACGGCGCCCACATGGGTTACATCTTGGTCACCGCTGACGCCCAGCTGGACGACGTTACCTCTAAAGCCATCGAAAAAGCTGTGAAAGAAAGCAAAGGCCCCGGAAACTTCCGCAGTTTGTACCTGAATATCCCTCGCTCGAACGGCAACAAAGAGCCGGTAAAAATCATCCCGGTGGGCAACATTGGCAGCAAAGACGAATTTCAAGCGATTAAGGAAGTCACTGAAATGGAAATGTTAGCCATGCATCGCGTCTACCCCGGCCTGGCGTCCATCATCCCCGCCAATGTCGGCGGCTTTGGGGATTTAACCACCTCGATGAAGGTCTACCACGAAATTGAAGTGACGGCCATGCAGCAGGTGTTTTTGGAAGTGAACGAACAGATACCCGGCAACCCGATCAAATTTATAGATCCTGAATGGAAAACCAACGCCACCGCATAAGGAGGCCACATGATAGACCTGTTCATAAAATACGCCGTGCTGCTGATCGTGATAGCAGGCATTGTGTGCTTAGGCCTGTTTGAAGTG